GGCAACGGCGACGGCTACGGCTACGGCTACGGCTACGGCTCCGGCTCCGGCTTCGGCTCTGGCAACGGCTACGGCTCCGTCAATCGTTCTGCTCGTCGGATCCGCGCCGCGCTTGCAGGGGAGAAGAGGGATGACTGACGACATCGCGGCGCGGCTGCGTTGTGGGGATACTACTGCTGTCTTTGACGCCGCCGACGAAATAGATCGGCTGCGGGTGGAGTTGGAAAAAATCGCATCATATAAAAACAACCAAATAAGACTACTTCGCCAGAGCTACGTCACGCTGGCATTTGCGTTTAACCGATTGCACCAAAGCTCTCGGTCCAGAGATGGCGAGTTGTGTCTCGACCTACAGAGGGTACGGTCGCAGATCGAAGGGCACTTCAAAACTATAGGAGTCAATTTATGAGTGACGTTTGCTGTAATTGCAACGGATCAGGTGAGGTCGCAATCAACGCAAAAACGTGCCGCTATGTGTCACCCGGCCCGGTTCCTGACGATGCAAAAAACATCATCGGCAGCACGTGCTTTCAATGCGTTGGTACGGGTTTTGTTCATATCTCCGATCTCTCGCCCGACCTCAAGGAGACCGCCCATGACTGACGCAGAGATCATCAAAGCGATGGCGCAAAACATCTACGTAGAACTCGAAGGACCATTAGCAAATCAGGATTATTCACGCCAGTTGCGCCAGTGGGACCACGCGCAAAAACTTGCCAACGCCGCCTTTGTTATAGGTGCCCCCGTGATCCGCGCACCGCTGGAAGCTGATATCGAGCGGCTGCGGGCGGCGCTATACAGCTTGAATGCTGACTTGGACGGAATTGGCGAAGCGTACACAGCAGCCGCAGTCGAAACGATGCGCAAGACAATTGAAGAGGCACTAGCATAGGAAAATAACAATGACTGACGACATCGTAAAGCGGCTGCGCAACGCCTTTGACGGCGACGAGGTGCCGACGAAGAACATTGCGCTAAGGCTAGCCGCCGACGAGATCGAGCGGCTACGGGCGGCGCTAAAAAACGTGGCGGAAGATACTTTCTGGATAGGAGAGCGAGCGGCCCGCTCCGCGATGCAGGGGAGAAGAAAGATGACTGACTGGCGACCGATAGAAACTGCGCCGAAGGAGCAAGTAATACTCGTCTATGATCCGACAGGAGAGGGGCTTATTTGCACCGCAGAATGGGACGGATGGACAGGCTATAACGCCGCGAAAAAAGACGTCTGTTGGAATGAAGGATGGATCGCCAGCCCTGCGCCCAGCGACCCCTACGAGCGGTTTCCCGTCCGCGCAACTCACTGGATGCCGCTTCCAGAGCCGCCGAAATGAAGCGAACCCGTCCCCACACCATCCCCGAGCGCGCGCATCCTCACGTTCGCGCGCTCTTCGTCGAGATGAACAGACACGATATGAGCTGTGACACGATGGCGGAGCAAGCTGGCATCTGCCGCGAAACGCTCATGAACTGGCGTAAGGGCTCGCATCCTAAATTGCGGGACATCGAGGCGTGCCTGAACGTCGTCGGTTTGACCTTGCAAGCCGTCCCGGTGCGCGAGGTGGAGCATGTCTAACCGCTGGACCTCTCGCTTTTTGGCGCTCGCCAAACACGTCGCCGTCTGGAGCAAGGACCCCTCGACGCAGGTCGGCGCTGTCGCCGTCAACGACGCCCGCGCTATAGTCGAGACGGGTTACAACGGCCTACCGCGCGGCGTCGCGGATGAGCCTGAGCGTATGGAACGCCCGGCCAAGTACCTCTGGACGGCGCACGCGGAAGAAAATCTCGTCGCCCATGCTGCGCGTGCCCGTCTGGAGGGATCGACCGTGTACGTCACGCATATGTGCTGCGCCGCTTGTTCGCGAATGCTCATCAACGCGGGCGTGAAGCAGGTCGTCGTAGGCCCCGGCAAAACGTCGATGGACCCGGCGCAATTCTCTGTCGCTATGCAGATGTTCTGCGAGGCGGGCGTTAGCGTCACCGTGTCCGAATGATGGACATGCTGGCCGATCTTGTGTCGCTCTTATGGGCTGGGCCTTTCTTCTTCGGCGTCGCAATAAAAAACCTCCGGCTTGACGCCGGAGGTTAATTCTTTTACAGTCAAGTTTCCTCGACCTCCTTCTTCGGGATGACTTAAGCCGGAACCCTATGGGCTCCGGCTTTTTTCTTACGCCCGCTTCAGGCTGACGACATTCTGCGCGGCGGGCTCTTCGACCATGCGGCGCAGATCAGACTTGCTATGCTTGCAGAGCGTCATAGGGTCCGCGAACATATGCTTTTTAGTCGGGTAGTCCGCCGACCCGACGCGCCCAACCTCCTTCCAGCCCGCTTCCTTCAAGGCGTGCAACAGCGCCGCTTGCGGGATTTTCACGCCCGCCGGAGCCTGCCCCGTCAGACGATCACAGATGGCATGGAACGGGCTCGCAACGACGCCCTTGGCGAACTCGCCGTGGCGGTTTCGGATCATCTCGACAAGGAAGCTTTCGGCAATGCTCATGCCGTGTTCGACAAGGTTCAGCTTGAACTCGGTCAAGGGCGGCGCGGCGGACGGGTTGAACTTCGACACGTCGCGGGCGTAGAGCCATGCGGCGACCTTCTCAAACCCGCCGTGCTTATACCAGTCCCAGATTAGCGCCGCGTCGGCGGCGTCCATGCGCGGCGCGCTTGACCAAATGCAGAACCAGCGCCGATCCTGCGACGGGATCGAGATCGGAACCGGATCATTCGTGAACGCCAGCACGAACATGCGGTTGAGCATGTTATAGGGATGCAGGCCCTTGCGGTTGATCGGCAACGTCTCCGGCGGCGCGGCGATGATCGGCTTGAGCTTGTTCGCCAACGCCCGGCGCTCCTTCGCCTCCGGCTCCTTCAGCTCGTTCAGGATCAGAATTTCGCTTTCAAGCTGATAGCCCCATTGCGATGACAAGCTGTCATTGTCGATCAAGCCCCGGTTGCGGTTATCCGGGCCGCAGACAGCCCAGATGAACGGAGCCCACATGGTATCTTTACCGCTGCCCTCGTCGCCGCCGTGCAAGACCGCGTGGTTGATCTTGATGCTAGGGTTTTGAAGCTTGAACGCCATGACGTCGAGGCAATGGTTCAGCTCGGCCTCATCGGGAACCAAGGCGCGGCAATGGTCGAGCCAGAGCGAAACGTTTCCGGGCGTAACGCCGGAAACGTCCGGACGGGCGTCGCGCCAACGGTTCGCAAACACCTCGCCGTCCTTGGCGACGAGAACGTCCTCTCCGGCGGCGTAGGTGATGCCCGCCAGCGCCCGCCCGCCAAGCGACTGACGGTTCTCGTCGTAGCAGACGCTCGCCTCGATTTTACGGGTCGTATGGATGGACTTGCAGGAGATATGGCGATAGACGGCGTTGAACGTCTGACGGCTCATTTCGCGGCGTTCCAGCAGGTCGAAATAGCTGTCGTCTGCCATGATGTAAGCGTAACGCTTGTACCACTTGCTGCGCTCGACGCGGCCTGCCTCGCGCTGCTCGACTTGTTCGATGACGCGCGCCGCCTCGTCGGGAAACGTCTCGGTCGGCGTCAGCTTGGATAAAGCGCGGTCCATGTGTTCGGCCAGCAGCTCGTCACGCAAGCCGGGCTCCACGTCCGGGCCGCCGTTGTCGCAGACCCAGCGCAGGAACGCGCGCGAGTCCAACTGCTCGCAATGGCCGTGGTAGCAGCAGAACGACCTGTCAAGCGGCTTGTAGCGCGCGGCAATGCTGCCGTCCGTATGTTCGCTATGGTTCGGACAGACAACCGACAGCCACCCCTCGGCGTTGACGTTGGAAAGGACCAGACCTTGCCCGTTAAGCCATTGAAGAACGCTATCCTTGCCCGTGTCGCGCAGCCGAAACGAGACGCCGCTGGCCGTGTCGGCTTCGGCGGGCGTGACGCCCAGCGCCTCGCAAATCTGCGGAAGCGTGAATTCACGGCCCGGATGAAACTCGACGAGACGCGCCTCGAAACGGTCGCGACCGGGTTTAAGGTTAACCGAGCCCGGAATGCGGAAGTTGCGAACGCAATTCGTCGCGCCCGGATCTGTGTAACCGGCGTTGGCGATGGCCTTGATAGCCGCCGTGAACTCGTGCTTGTTCGGCTGCTCGCTGAAGGCGTAGCCCCATTGGAACGACCCCGGCGACGTCTCCATGATCCATGTCGGCGCGAGCGGCGGGGTCTTCGATTTGGTCCCCACGTCATCCAGCATCATGGCGAGGACGTATTCGCAATGCGCGGCGCTGGCCGAAAGCTGGCCGTCCTCGAAACGGTCAACAATGAAAGAGCCGGTGTTGAGGTACCACGCCTCTCCGGGCTTGCGCGTCTTGGTCGGAAGCTGCGGGATGAACGTATAACGCGGCGTTCCGTCCTTGTGCGTCAGATGCTCCCCACCGCGCATGACCGGCTTCTGCCTCACAATTAGCGCCGTCTCGCCCGGTTCCGCCAGACCGGCGAGGTATTCCACGAAATCCATACTGGCCCCCTTCTCCATTAGCCTTTTCCGTACCGCATCATAACCGCGCCCTCCGCGCCCAAGGGCAGCCCTTGAGCCCACGCGGGCGGCGTGACCATGATCTCTTTAATGCGCGCGCTGGCGGCCTCGGCGGCCTCCGCGTCGCATTCGATTACAATTTCGTCGTGGACGTGCGCCACAACGTCGAAACCTTCGGCGTCCAGCTTCCGCAACGCCTCGCGCAGCACGTCATGCGCCGCCGCCTGCGTGACGTTCTCGCACGCAAGCCCGCGCCACAAGCGCCCGCGCGGCCATTCTTTCGCGTCGGCGGCGGGTTTCCACGACGCCTTAGCGTAGGTGATGCCGCCCTCGTCGTCGAAACGGGCGTAAGGGTAACAGAGAACGCGGCCAGACGGCAAAGCGTACCAGAGGTGAACGCCATCGTAGAGATAGGTGATGCGCCCCGCCGTGAACTCGCGGCCCTTGTGGCGCATGGCGCGCGTGTAGGCGTTCTCCAGATCGGCCCAGAAGCGCGGCCCCCACGGGTTCGCCCGCCGCCACGCCTGAACCATGCGCTGCGCCTCCGGCTCCGGCAGGTTGAGGCCGTAAATGCGGCCCATGGCGGCGAACGCGCCGACGCCGCCCGCGAAGCCGCAAGCCAGCTCCTGCACCTTGCCGACCTGACGCTGGTCCTTGTTCACCTCGTCAAAGCTGACGTGGAACGTCGCCGCCGCGTTGACCTTGTAGACGTCCAGATCGTTGCGGAACAGCTCCAGCTTGTCGTCGCCGTAGCCCGACAGCCACGGGTTAACGCGCGCTTCGATGGATGACCAATCGTAGACAACGAGCGCCTTGCCGGGCGCGGGGACGACCATCGGGCGCAGCATCGACTTGAGAACGTCGGTGGCGCGCTTGCCGAACTCCGGCACGATCTTGTGCCCGCGCACGATGGCGTGCCGGACTAGTTCAGGGTCGGCGGCACATTTCCGGGGGAAATTCTGAAGCTGTAGCCCATAGCTTGAAGCGCGGCCTGTAGCAGAACCCCCTGCGAAGACAAGCGCCCCTCTAACCCGTCCATCGTCATCATCAGCAAGCGAAGCTGCGCGCTGGAATTTAGCAACGGACGACGCCCAAAGATCGTCGGCGCACTGTATGACATCAGCGACAGCGGGCGGGACCTCTTCGGCGTTCTCTTCGGCCAGCGCGAGCAAGTTGGCGCGGACGTTTTTGTCGATCGAGAGTTTCTTTTCGCCATCCTTGTACGTCTCCATGAGCTTGAGCGCCTGCGGCCCGACGCGCGCCGCCACCCATGCCCGCATCTTAGGGCTGCGCACGCTGACCAGCTCGCCTTCGCTGACCTCGCGCACGATCTGACTGATCTCGATTGTCTCGGCCTCGGCATACCGGATCGCCGCGCGGCACAAGTCGACGTCGACGCGCACGCCTCGGTCGTTGATCCGCTCGTTGACGTGGTAGTCGCGCAGCTCGTCAGCCGACAGGTCGCGCATTCCCCGGCTGATCGCCCGCATGGCGCGAACGTCCTGCTCGCAATAGGCGATCATCTCGGCCATAAGCGCGGCGTCTTCGCGGAAACCGCCGTCCGCCTGCGGCACGGACAGCGCCCGGATGAGCTGCGCGCCGCGATGGTCCTTGCGCATGGATGCGCCAGCGAACCGGCCCACGTCCTCCAGCGAGCCGGGGGCGCAATTGGCGCGGGCCTGCGTCGCCGTGCAATAGAACTGCTCGAGCGCGGGCTCTTGGAAACCGTAGTCGGGAGACAGCACGAACCAGAAAATCAGCCGCTCAAACGCGGCGTTATGCGCCCTGATCTGGCCTCGGTGCGCAGCTACGCGCGCGGGGAATGGCTGATCGGGCGTCCACGTCGTGACGTCCTCGTCGTCGAAAGCGTAGGACATGCACAGGACGGACGTGGAGCGATCCTGTGCGTAGTTGTAAACCCCGCCAGCGCGCAAATCCGCGCGGCTCCGTGTCTCGAAATCAACCCAAAGAATGCTCATGGTTCCCCCGCCCAGAAACCGTTCGCGGGCGGACAGCGTAAGGAGCCACCGCTGTCCGCCCGCGCCCGTTAGCCCCTAATTACGCGCCGCGACGACGGCGGCGACCCTCGGGAGCATCCGCTTCGGCTGCGGGGGGAACAGCCTCGTCGGAACCAGCAGCCGCACCATTCATGCCGACCCATTCAACGATCTCGAACACGGGCGTATAAATGCGGCCATAAGACTTATGAGTGTAGTGTTCTTTCTTGAGCCTCACAACGGGAACGGGACGGCTTTGGTCCTTTTCCACCTGCGCGGCAATGTCAAGCGCGAGCTTCTGAACGGCCTTCTTGCCGCCGACTGACGTCACCGAGTAGCGCACGTCCAGACCTTCATCCTCGCCGGACATGCACTTGAGCGAGAAGCCGACCTGCGTCTCCCAGCCGCGCTTGGCCTGCGGCGGCGCGGGCTCCAGCTCAGGGAGCGGCTGCGACACCGGAACCATGCGCTCGCCAACGACCTCGCCGTCGCCCCAAGCAATGAAGCCGTGGACGAAGGAGAAGGGATTGACGGCCCATTTGCTATCGTCTTCGACTTCCGTCTGATCCGCGCCAAAAACCCAGTGGCCGGTCTTGTCCATCTTCAGGAGGACGTCGCCGCCGCCCGAGACGCCCGCGCTGATGTTGCGCAGGTTGTCGGCGAGAGAAGCAACGGACGGGAGGTTCGCGCCGCTGAAAGCAGTGATGTTCGACATTAGTGTATCTTTCCTTACGAGAGTTTACCGAGGGCCGCAGTCAAGTGACGCCCGATTTGCAACGCCGCCGGTCGCGGATCATCGTCCGAGACGAGCGTGGTGCCTGATGAGGTCGCAACCGTCAGACCTTTCGGCAGCGCGAGCTTCTGCTTCTTCAGCAGCTTCTCGGCCTTCGCCGGAGAGATCAGCGACGTTTCGACCAGTTCCTGTTCAGCCAGACCGACTTGCAACAGCGCGTCCAGCGCCGAAGTCTCGTCTGCCCATTTGCGGATGGCGCGCTTAGGGACGAGCTTGTAACCCGGTACGGCTGCGCCTTCCTCAATGACTTGGTGCGCAAGGGCGCGGAGGTCCGCAATCCATTGCTCCAACAGCTCAGCATCCTTGAGGCTCTGGCCGATCTCGTCAAGGCTCAGGCTGTTGATGGCTGTGCGTAACGCGCGCTGCGCCGCCCCGGTCATCACGGGACAGATCGGCTTGGCGGCGCACCAGCGGCAATGATCGCCCGCCGCCAGAGGCGCGTTTGGCTCCAGCGCGGCCCTGACGGCGGCGAACAGCTCGCGCTCGAAATCCAGGATGCGGCCCACGTCCGTGACCCAGCGTTTTGGCGAGTGCGGCGGCTGGACAATGATAAGCTCAATTTCCTTTGCGCCCGCGAACGCCCACGCCGCCTCCGGCGTCCGCATGGCTGCTGCGGCGTAGAACATGAGCTGCGCGTTCTCCTCGACGTCAACGGCGACGCCAGAGCCGAACTTCCAATCAAGGATGATGGCGCGGTCGCCGATCCGGCCCACGACGTCGGTCGAGCCAAACACGCCCGGCAGGCGGTCGCCAAAGCCGACGCGGACCTCGACGGCGTATTCCATCTGCTTGTCGGGGTCGATCTCGTTCAGCGCCTCCAGCGCCGGGCGCAGCTTGCGGTCAAGCAGGTCTTCGTCCAGCGTGATGTCGGCGTAGGACGCGCCGACGAACTCTTCCGGCGCGCGGTCGCCCAGAAGAATGTCCGCAATCGTGTTGTGCAACAGCGTGCCTTCATCGGCGTAAGAGCTGGACGGGCGCGGCGGCATCTGCCGCACCAGCCGGACAGAGCCGGGGCACGCAATGACCCGTTTCGCCGTCGAACCACCTACAATGTCGGAATGATCTGCCATGCTCGCCCCTTCTTGGTGTTCCAATGCAAAGCACCCTAACGTAAGGAAATCTGTTGTGCAACAGATTTTATAATGCTACGGTGATCTTTATGAAAACACTTACACCCAATCAAGTAAGAGACCTCCTCACATACGACGCCGGTACGGGCGTGTTTGTTTGGAAGCCCCGCGCTGTGTGGCCTAACAACAGAGCGGGCAAATTGGCAGGGGCAGTGGGCAAGGATGGTTACGTTCGGATAAACATACAGCGCAAATCATATCTCGCGCACAGGTTGGCTTGGGCCTATGTGTACGGCAAGTGGCCTGAGCATTGGCTTGACCACATAAATCGCAACCGCGCCGACAACCGCATAGTCAATTTGCGCGCAGCGTCCCCCGGTTCAAATGCACAAAACACACCCAGATATCGAAACAACAAATCCGGCTGTAAAGGCGTTTACGCGCACTCATGGGGCAAGTGGGAAGCGTATATAACTGTTAACCGTAAGCGCATGTATTTGGGCGTATACAAAAGTATAGACGACGCTAAAGCCGCACGTCAGAAAGCACAAAACGCGCTGTTTACGCACGCAGGTGACATGTGACCGTTCGCGAAAGTGAAATTGAAACGTATCTCGTGTGGGTGGTGGTCGGCCTCGGCGGGCGCACCTACAAGTTCCGGTCCGTCACGCAGCGCGGCGTCGCAGATCGCGTCGTTTGCCTGCCGGACGGGACGACATGGTTCATCGAATTGAAAGCGCCCAAGGGGCGGCTGTCGCCGCTGCAACGGCTGTTCGCGGACCAGATGAAAGAGCTGGGGCAGCGATACGCTTGCCTGTGGACAAAGGAGCAGATTGACGAATGGGCGGGAAACTTACGCTAAGGCCGTATCAGGAAGAGGCGGCGACGTTTCTGTTCGAGCATGACCGGGCGATGATCCTCGCGCCGGTCGGCGCAGGCAAAACGGCGATCACGTTGACGGCGATGGCCGACATGATATGGCACGGCTACGCGAAACGCTGGCTCGTGCTGGCCCCGAAACGGGTATGCACAGACGTCTGGCCGCAAGAAGCCGCAAAATGGGCTCCGCGTCTGTCGCTGGCGTTGGCGGTCGGGACGCCTGCCGCGCGGCGTAAGGCGTTCGCCAGCGGGGCGCAAATCGTCGTGACCAACTACGACAACCTGCAATCGCTGCCCGACGAGTTGGACTTTGACGGCGTGGTGTTTGACGAGCTGACGCGGCTCAAGAATCCGTCCGGCAAACGCTTCAAGGCGCTGCTCGACAAGATCGACACGTTCAAGTTTCGCTGGGGCTTGACTGGTTCGTTCACGTCCAACGGCCTCGAAGACGTCTTCGGCCAATGCAAGATCGTGGATCAGGGTTTGCTGGGGCGCTCCAAGGGCGCGTTTCTGCAAAAGTATTTCGTCTGCATCAACCGCGACTTTGGCGACTGGATGCCGCGTAAGGGCGCGCTGGGGCAGGTTATGGACGCGATCCGCCCGGCGACCTACGTTCTGGAGCCCGGCGTCTACGCCGACAAGCTGCCGCCGTTGCACGTCGTGGAGATGCCGTGCGACATGGCCGACCGCAAGCCTTACGACCGCATGAAGCGCGATTTCATGCTGACGATGGGCGACAGCGACGTCGTGGCGCTTAACGCCGCCGTGGTGACGCAGAAACTTCAGCAGCTCGCCAGCGGGTTCGTGTACAGCACCGCCGTCACCGCCTCGGAGACGCCGGGGCGGTTCAACAAAGAGCAGACCGCCGTCTGGTTCAGCCCGCACAAGTTCGAGCTTTTGGACGAAATTCTGACCGAGAACCAGCGCGATAACACCATCGTCGTGTACAACTACAAGGAAGAGCTGGCCGAGCTTCAGCGCCGGTTCCCGCACGCCGCGACCATCGACCAGCCTAACGCCGTCGAGCGATGGAACGCCGGGAAAATCGAGCTTCTGCTGATCCACCCCAAGTCAGCGGGCCACGGCCTCAACCTCCAACACGGAGGCAATAAGATTATTTTCCTGTCGCTGCCGTGGTCGCTGGAATTGTTCGAGCAAACGGTCGGGCGTCTCCACAGAGGTGGACAGCAAAAAGATGTGTGGTGCTATCTGCTGATTTGTAATAAAACCATTGACGAACGGATATGGACCGCCTTGCGCGACAAGCGCGCCATTTCAGACGTGGCGTTGGAGGAATTGAAAGGATGATAAAGCATACCGAGACATTCAACTGGCGCGAGCTGAATGAGCGGCTGGCGCAGTTAACCGAGGATGAGGTGCGCGAGCTGCTAGACACGGAGCTGAAAGTCGGTCGGCGCGCGTCGCTGATCGTTCGTCTGCATCAGCGGTTCACCACCCTGCGCGCGCATCGCGAGCGCAAGGAGATGCTGGACAAGCTTCAGCGTTCGCCGCAATAGCCCATGCGGCGGGCGTTGTTGAGCCTGTTGCCGTCGATGGTCTCGCGGGTGTCCTTGACTGAGTAGGGCGTCACCGGCCAGACGGCGCAGGCGTTACTGGCAGTCCCGGCAGAATTTCTTGTCCAGCTCGCGCAGCCGGTCAGGGTCAGTGCGAGCGTCATCACCAGAACGAACCGCATTTCTGACCCTTTCCGATTCTTCCAGAGCTATGATGCGCCGCTCGTAAGAGCGCCCTTCGATATAGCCGTAGATATAGGCCCCATACCATACCGCGACGGCGACGACGCCAGCGGCGGCCCAGCGCCCCAGCGGCGACAAGAGAAACGCCGGGATCATTCGCCCATGTCCTTGACCCAGCGTTCTATGCGCTCGCGCATGATCCACGCCGCCGCCGCGATGATGATCGCGAACAGGACGAGCGCGACGATCTGGGCTTTGCCGTCGAGGACGCCGAGCGCGCCTGCCGCGCCGCCTGCGCCGGACAAAAGCTGCACGGCGGACGCCTGCACGGTCGTGCTGTGCGAAACGTAGGGCTTGGCCTGCTCGTTGTTGAGCCAGCGGGCGACGTTGAAGCCGGGGCACGCCTTGGCGGCGACCTCGTTGTGACCGCGAATGCGCTTGATGTCGGTGCGGCCCTCGATCTCTTTGATGAGCTTGCGCAGCGCCTCGTCCTGCGCGGGCGTGAAGCTCTTCAGGAACTCGCCGTTCTCGCTGGAGCCGTGGCCGCCGATCAGACAGATGCCGATGGAGCCCTTGTTGTAGTTGGCGACGTGCGCGCCGACCTTTGACTCGGGCCGACCGGCGGCAACGCTCCCGTCGCGGTCAATGACCCAGTGATAGCCAATCGTCTCCCAGCCCTTGACCTTGTGCCAACGGGTGATCTCGGCCACCTTGTCCGCGAGCGGCGAACCGCCCAACCATTCGGGCCGCGTCGCGGAGCAATGGATGAAGATGGTGTCGACGGGCCTGTCGCCGTGCATGATCATTTGTCGGCCTTTCCGTCTAGTTTATCGTAAATGCGCTGGAACATATCTTCTATGTGGCGCATTGTTTTGTTAAAGTCGTCCTTGGTGACGTAGCTTTTGGGCAGATCGACTTCCAGCGAGTGCAGGTCGCGCTTGAGACGCTCCATAGCGTCCCAAAGCTGCCGTGCAAACCAACCGATCCCTGTCAAAATCACGCCGCCGCCGACGTTAATCATGGTCTGCACGTCCATTCCCATTCCCATTCCAGCAGTCTAACGAGCCATAGCGTTTTGGTTTTCCTGACGGCTAAGCGCATTTATCGTTAAAGCAGGAATTTGCGACGCGCCAAAGGTACCAGACCGCATTGTCTGCGGAGCGGTTAATTTGAACCGCTCAAATTTAGCTTGCCGCGCCAAAGACCTCTCCAGCGCGGCCGCCGCCGTCTGCGGGTTCAACGCCTCCAAAGCCAAATCCATAGCCAATTTCTTATCCAATTGGCCCTGAAGCTTGTTAATAATGCGGTTAGCAAGCGCAATTGTTTGGTTGAGTGGGTTCGGCAAGCTTTCGCCCGCGCCCATTTCCTTGGCAATCTTTGTGACGTCCACGGTTGCGTCGCGCCCGCGCTGGACCAGCTCGCGGAGCTTGGCGTCGCGCGCAAGATCGAGCCGAACGGCGTCAATCATCTGGAGCTGTTCCGGCGGATAAAGGTCCTCCAGCCGCTTGTACCTCGGCATATCCGTGACAGCACGCCGCAACGCCGCAGGCGCGTCACGTTCCGAAGTCAGCGCCTTGACAGCGCCCGCAAACGCGCCGGGGCGTTCCGCTTCATCCATGAGCGGTGACTCAAGTTTTTCTTTGAGGAAGACAAAGCCTTCCCGCTGATTGATCGGGGTGCTCTTTTCGCGGAAGACGTCCTGCGCTTTTCTAAGGTTAGGTATCCCCTCAACGAGCGCGTCACGGACCTGCATGAGCTGGTCCTTAATATACTTGTTGTCCTGTTTGCTAATCGACGTTTTAAGGTCGTCTATAATGGAGGACACTTGTTTGGCGTCCGTGCGCAACATTGGAGCGCCGTCAGCGTCGTAAGTGAACATATTCCTATTAATAGCGCGCAGCTCTCGCATCAACGCGCGGTTGCCGGGATTTTCGGCCATTAATGTTTCGACAATCTGCCGCGCGGGCTCGACGTCTGCCACATTGGTAGGGGCTTTGGCGGCCTGATAGAAAGGTTCCGCCGCCTCCTTGCGGGCTTGCACCAGCGCCGTCCGTTCTTCCGGCGTACCTGCACCTCTCGCCAGCATTTCGCCGCGCGCTGCACGCTGCGCAAGCGCCATCTCATACGATTGCGCAGGGGCCAAGCGCGCCGCTTGCTCCATTGTCGCAGTGTAAGCGGGGGCATTTGCCCCGACCGAAGCTTGCGCTGCGGTCAAGGGCGCACCGGTTTCCGAAACTGGCGCGGCGCGCAGTGCTTCAATGATTTGCGGCCCGCGCCCTTCGGCGGCCTGAACGCGAAGCGCAGCAGCAGGATCAGAAATCATGCCGAAACGATTAACCAGCGCATTTGCGCCGCGAACGCCAAGATTTCCGATTCCAACTGCTGCGGGCACGACCGCGCCCGACGCCAGACCTGCCGCCGTCAGAGCCAGCGGATTGCTAATGTCTGTGTATTCGGCCAGAGCCGCCGGGACCGCCCCGCCGACGCCGCCCGCCGCCGCCTGCATTCCGACTTGTTCGCCCATGACGTTGGCGACGCCGCGCGACACGGGGGACTGCAAGATGGGAGCAAGCGCGCGAGCGCCAGCCGCGCCGCCAGCCGCACCGACCGCGCCGCCGACCAAAGCTTCGGTAACGGGAGCCGCGCCAGCTTTGCCGATCCCCAACGCTTCCGCCCCGGCCTGAATGGCCTGCGAGGGCGTGACCTTCGGCGCGTACCCAAGCTGCTGCGCCAAAGCGTTGTACCCAGCGACCGCCAAATCAGACAGAGTAAGCGCCGCCGCGCCCATACTCGCGCCGATAGCCGCGCCCGGAATAGCGCCGACGCCGCCGGCCAAAGAGCCGACGCCCGCTCCAAGCGCCGCGCCGGTCGCCATCGCCGCCGCTGTGGGGGACGCGCCGCGCGCCGCGCCTTGCGCATACGGCAAGGCTTGGGCCATCAGACCAGGCTCGCCTGCGTCGTCCCACTGAACCTTGGACGGATCAATTGCAGGCGGTTTCGCAGCAAGCGGCGCGGCGTCCCATTCAACTTTAGACGGGTCAATCGGCATATTCGGTCGTCCCGTCGCTGTATTGGACTACGCGGCGTCCATTATAAACACCAGTCCGTTGAACAACTCTTTCAGCGCCTTGCGAACCGCCTTTGGCGGATCTTTTTTCGCCAGCAATCTCAATAGGTTTGCCAGAGGCCGTTGATTGAAGATTGTTGCGAAGCTGTTTCAACGCCGCAAGACGTTTATCGGCAGGCGTGTTGGGGTCGGCAATCTTGGCAAGCGTTCCTTTAACAAGATCAACGTCCGAGTTGGAAATGCCTGCGCCCAATTTGCCGTTCAGCAAGTCAAGCGTAATCTGTCCAGCAATCGTTTCCAATTGCCCGATTTTCTTCATGCCGGACGTAGACGAACCAGTAATATCGCCGACTTTCTCGGCCCCGTATCGTTCCAGCGCACCAGACGTAGAGCCCATGATAAGCCTGTCCAGCGAAGGGTCGGAAATAGCCTTAAGGACTTGTTCTGCCCCGCGTCTGCGATCTTCCGCAGCTACGTTAAGTTCAGCCGTTTTGCGAGCGGTTGTTTTTGCACCTTCTTGAGCAGCCTCGGCCTGACGCTCTTCTTCTTTACGCCGCGCCGTAACAACGGACAACGGCAGTGATTGACCGGACTGCGAATCCGCCGTGATTGCGGGCATAACGCCGCCAAGGCTGCCGTAAGTCGGAACAACAGGGGCAGCGCCAGCCGTCGGAACGGCAGGCGCGCGGCCAACAGGAATACCGCCGCTAGGCGCAGGCATAGGAGCAGCGGGAATAACGCGCGGCTCAATAAGAGCGTAAGGGTCGGTAGGTGAGCGAAACGCTTTTCCAGCGCCTGTATCGACAAGCTCCGGCTTCTGCGGCGCGTACCGTTGCTGAAGCTGTTCCAGCGTAAAGATGCCGTTGCGCGCTGCCTCCGGGCTAAATTCGGGGCTGAACTGGTCGGCGATGCTGGGCGTGTGTTCCTTAATCTTGGCGTAAAGGTTCCGATAAGCTATTTTGGCCTGCTCTGGATTGGTTTCGCTCAAAGCCAAAATCTGCGCGAGCATTCCGCGCGCATTGTTGGCCTCTTTGTTAATCAGGCCCAGCTCTTTTTCCTTGATGTCAAGCTTCGTGGATTGACCTGTCAGCCGGTAAGCTTCCGTCTGCGCCGCGCGCGCGGCAGACTGATCCTGCGCCTCTTTGACTTTCAGCGCCAACTCCAGACCGCCGACGCCCGCGATTTTGTTTACGGACTGCGGGTCGCTCAAATTGACGCCAGACTGCAACAGACTGCGCAAAGCGTTCTGCGTTTCAAAGTCCTGTTGAAGCCGCTGTTGCGCCAGCATGTTGGTGCGCATCTGCTGCGCCTGCGCAGCCATGCCAAGCAGATTAGGGGCTTGAAACGGCGTGATTTGCGCCCCGAGGGAATAGTCAACCATCAGTAAAGGCCCCCAAGGTTTGGTGCGGACATGGCGTTAGGGGCGGTCAGGGCGCTCAAATACTGCTGCTGCATGTACAAGTTAGCGCCTTGGTTCAGCGCGCCAGTCAGGGCGTTAACACCGCCCGTGTAGCCGGAAGCGCGGGCCTGCCCGAGGTTGCCGTAGCCCTGCATCAAGTTCTGGCCGGTCTGGCCCGCCGCCTGCGTCAGCATGTTCGTGGACGACTGCCCCGCGCCCATCAAGGACTGAAGCGGGTTGAGCCGCGCCATGCGCTCCGTCTGATAGCGGTTGAAAGCGTTCATGAACTCTTGCGAGCCCGCCTCCTGCCCATAGCGGACGAGCGCCTTGCCGGTGCCGCCCGACAGCAGGCCGCCGCGCGCCGCCGCCGACCGCTCCAGCGCCTTCTGGCCCTCGCTCAGACGAAAAGCGTAGCCGGGGTCGGCCTGAAACTGATCCATGCCGAACGGCTTGGCAAGCGAGCCATACTCAGCGGAATTGACGTCGCCGCCCTTGAGGCCGAGCAGGGTCAAGAGCTGGTTCTGTGAGGTAATGCCCGCCTGCCGGAACGGCTCCTGAAGCTCCACCTGCTTGTTGAACATCTGGTTCTGGGCGTCAATGCCCTGCTGCGCGGCTTTAGCCTGCGTTTGCGAGGCTTTCATAGCGCCAAACGCGCCCAGCGCGCCCGCGCCCAGAATTGCGGCTGTCAACGCCATTAGTGCAGTTCCTTGAAGAAGAGGCGCTCCATGGGGCGAAACCCGGCGCGGCGGTAAAACTTGCTGACCTTCTCGACGCGCTCGTCGTCAAGCGCGATCATGGTCAGGGCGGAAGCGTTCTTTTCCTTGGCCCAACGTTCAATTTCCTTGAACATCATCTGACCCGCTCCGCTGCCGCGCGCCTCTGGCGTGAGCCACCACCATAGTTCTTGAACAATGGTGTAATCAGGTCGGAAGTATAGCGGATAAGCCATAGCAGAGCAAATGCCGATAACCCGCCCGTCGCGCTCCGCGAGCCACATGCCAATATTGGGGTTGTCCAGCGCGGTTATCAGAAACCGTACCGTGTCTTCAATATTGGACCCGGCTTCTTGCCCGAGCGGCGAGGCGGCGATAAATTGCTCGCCAAGCCGGGCGTACTCGCCAAGGTCCATCAGCGTGGCGGGGCGCACTCGCAGCGTCATGCGCCGCCCGCGAGCTGACTGATTTGCGCCTGCAAAGCGGCGAGCTGAGCCTGCAAATCGGCCAGCGTCGGCGCGGGCGGCGGCGTGGGCTCCGGCTCCAGCTCAGCTAAAAAGATGGCGGCTTCCGCCTCGGTGAACGGAACCGTTTCGACAAGGCCGGTTTCGAGGTCGACTACCTGCTTTTCCATGTCGGATCACTCGTAGAAGATGTTGAACGTGCCGGTCGAGAACGAACCGCCCGCCGACGACGAAAGCCGCACCGCAACCAGAGTTCCGCCCAGATCGACATGACCGGCGGAAAAACCAGCGTAAATTGTATTCGAGCCAAAAACCGACTGCATCACCCAGACGTTGCCGGTGATGTTAAACAGCGTCATGACGCCAGAGATAGCGTTAATAGTGGACGGCCCGGCGAGAAAGCCAGACGAAAAATTTGTAGCATTTTGGGTCGAAGACCCCTGCGCCAAGAAGCTGACCGCGCCGACGTAGCCCGAACCCAGATAGGTCGGGCCAGACGTGCCAAGTTGAAGACGAATGTTGCCGCTGCCGACAGAAATTCCGGTCATCAAAATGGTGACGCGACGCGCCCACGACGGGATACCGGTAAAATCAATTGTCGTGCCGGAACCGGCAGCGGCGGTGCCCCGCGTGATTTTGAGCGTCGGCGTGAACGTCGAGCCGTCCGTGCTGAACGGTATCTGGCCGATAGCGCTGGGCAGGCCAGTGATCGGCGCCGAGCTGAGCCACGTTGAGCCGTCGCTGGTCAGGACGTTGCGGTTGGTTCCCGGCGCGACAAACTGCGGCGCAGACGTGCCCGCTCCGAGTATGACGTTGTTGCTCGTCAGCGTGCGCAGGCCGGTGCCGCCGTTGGCGACGGACAGCGGATCAGTGGTCAGGCTGAGCGACCCAAGCTTGGCCGCGCCGGTCGCCTCAAGCTGCACCGAGGGGGCGGTAATGCCGATGCCGACGTTGCCGGAGCCGTCGATGATGAACGGCGTTGCGTCGGGGTCAACGCTGTCCTGCACGCGCAGCGCCGCGCCCGTGCCGGTTTGGGTGATCTTGAGCGCCGGGCCGGGCGTGTCGCTGTCGATGGTGACGTTGCCGGACAGGATGGGCGAGACGCCGGAGGTCGGGGCCGAGATGTAATCGACCGTCCAGACCTCGACGTCATTGGCGTCGGTCAGGCGGAACTTGTAGCTGGCCGAGCCCAGCCAAATGGACGCTTCTCCGCGCGAGTCGAGAATGACCGGGTTGGTGTTCGGCGTGCCGCCGGAAGCGTCCGTGTACGTCGCCTGCGGCGTCGTCGTGCCCGCCGCGTAGGTGTAGAGTTTGCCGCCCGACAGCGGGACGCCCGCCGCGCTCTCAAACTGCATTTTAGGTGAGGGTGTCAGAACGGCCATTATTCACCTATGTTCGCTGCGACGGTCAAGATAGCAGAAGGGACCGCCGGGGAAAAGGCGGTGGCGGCGGACGCCTCAATGGACACGCTGGTGTCGCTGGTTGCCCACATCAGCCGGAAATAATCGCCCGTGTTCATACGCAGGACGAAATTCCACGCCGCGACATACGCCCCAGACGAGCCCTGCATGGTGATCTTGGTCGCGGACTGCGGAACAGCCGTCCCGTTAATGTCGGCCCAAATGTAGATCGTCTTGGACGAGGAATTGGTGCTGACGAGCTGAAGCGAGAACTGGAAATTGTACGAGCCGGGGCGGTCCACGTAAACCCGCGACGTCGGCGTTCCGGTATAGACGCCTTGGCTCAGATCGGTCTTGCCGAAATCCACCGCATAGCCGGTATTGATCGCCGCCGCCGTCTGTGACGTCTCGTCATGAAACGCGCCGTTGCGCAGCGACCCGCTGCCAAGAATGGCGAACAGATTGTAAAAGAACCTGTACCACGAGCGCGTTGCGTAGGGCGTCGGCTCGTCCGCGATCTGGACGCGGGCGGCGGGGATTTGCGTGACGTTCTCAGGCATCGGTCGGGCTCGCGATCAGCTCCGCGCCCATGATCGCAATCTTGACCGGATCAGTGCCGGACACCTCGTACACGCGGTCGCGCAGCTTGGTCGTCATGCCGAGCCGTCGCCAGATGACGCGGCGTCCGTACTCGCCCACGCGGCCCATCGACCGCCAATGCTCGTTCGACCATGTATGGCCGCCGTCGTCGCTCCAGCGCAGCATAACCTGCGGGTCAGAGCCCTGTCCAAGCTCAAGACCGACGCCGCTCTCGCAATCGAGCTGCAAGCTGTGCTGCGCGGTGCGCTTGAGCGTGTTCTGCGAGGTCGGCAACGCCCGCCACGAGCGCAGCCATTTCTGAACCGTGCCAGCCTCGGTGTAGACGGTCGGGTCGTAAGCGTAGATCGCGCCTGCGAGATAATCGCCAATGACGATTTCGTCGTTGAACGCCATCTGGCAATCGCCGCGATGCCGCGTAAAGCTGTTGTTCAGCCATCCGGCGCGCTGGTGCCACGCCTCCGTCGCGACGTCATACACCCAAGTGATGTTGGCGGACGGGAAATTCAAAACGTAAAACGAATGGCCGTCTTGCTGGTAAGTGTAGGCCGTGGCGTCCGAAATGTCGTTGTACTGCTGAATCTGCCATTCGACGGCGTGCGTGGAAATACGTTTGCCGTTGTAGCCGTTGGAGCGGTAAACGATGCCGCGCCCGCGCGCGTCCGCGCCAAGCCAGAACACGCCATTGTCGAGCTTGGCGACCGAGTAAGCCGCCGCGCAGCCGATTTCGTTAAACGCGCCCTGAATGCGGGTCAGCGGGAAGTCCGGCAGACCGGCGTTGTACCAAACCTCAACCGACGTCGTGCCAAACAGCCAGACCTCGCGGTGGTCGACGATCAGCGCCACCAGATCGTCCGGCGACCCTTCCGCGCTGGCGAAGTCGAGCGGATCGACGGACGTGCCGTCCAGCAGCGCCGTGACCCAAAATTTCTGGCTGTTCGGCTCCGTAAAGACGAAATAGCCGTCGATGAAGCCGACCGTTGACGCGCCGGGAAAGTCCGGGTCCGTGATCTGGGCGAACACGTTTGTGTTGGCGTTGTAGATGAAGCCGTCAGCGCCCGCCGCGATGAAGAGCTGCGTGCCGTTGTCGACCATTGACACAGGCCCCGTTCCGGTCACCGTGCCCTTCTCTGTCGCGGTCCAAGTCGTGTCGATCTGATAGAGCTTGTTACCGGAGACGGCGTAGCCGTATCCGCCGAAAGTCCAAAGCCCCCGGATCGGGCCGTTGCCAAAAGACGCCAGCAGACGCAACCCCGGCGCGCGTTGCAGGAAGGCGGGCTCTTTACCCCCGTCGCTGCTCAAAATCTCAGGAAAGAGATTGATTAGGCGATTGTCAGCGGCGTTGACGCTGCGCGCCACATTGAAAGAACCTAAGATAGGGCTTTTCATGCCTCACCTCTTATGGTAAACACTGAGTCATGAAATCGTGTCCACCATGCACTATTGAACACCTTCGGAAAGTTTTGGGCTACAACCCGCTTACCGGCGTTTTTGTTTGGGTTTCGCACAGTCGTAGGCCAGACCTTATAGGCCGCGTTGCTGGCTCCAAGCAAGCTATGGGGTATTGGTCTATAGCCATACACAATCGGAAGCATCTCGCGCATCGGTTGGCGTGGTTTTACGTTACCGGAAAATGGCCTACACAACACATTGACCATATTAACGGTGATAAAATTGATAATAGATTTGCAAATCTTCGCCAAGTTTCGCGCGCGGAAAACCTTCAGAACATTCGTCAAGCTACTAAAGCCAATAAAATAGGTCTTTTGGGCGTATCCGCGCACCAAGGAAAATGGCGGATGCAGATTATGGCGCACGGAAGAATCTTGCGAAAGTCCGGTTTTGACACGCCGGAAGAAGCGCATAAAGCGTACCTTGAGGCTAAACGCCGCCTTCACGTTACGTGCAGTATATAGCATCAAAAGTTACCCGCGTAGACCGAAAACCGCTGGCGCGTGCCGACGATGCTGTACGGAATCGACATGACGTCTTCGGGGCTGTTGATGCGCTTCAGATTGCGCTTGGCCGACATAGCGATGCGCTGCACCTGACGCGACGGCTCAACGCCAAATTCTGGGGCCAGCTCGCAGGCCAGATTGTAGCGGAACGCCCGGAGGTAACCCGGCGGGAACGCAAGCGTCGTTGCCAGATTGGCGGGCTGCGTCAGAACTTCCGCCGAAATCATGTGGAAGTGCAGAAGCCTCGTCGGCTTCGGGTACACGTAAATCTCAATGTCCGGGTAGGTCATGTTAATGAACATGACCTGCGGATAGGTAGAGGTCACAGTCTTGACGGCAATGCCGTCGTACTGCTGCTGGTTGATGATCTTAATGCCGTAAGAGATGCCGGTGCTGGGGTCGACAAAATACGTCGCATCATCGACATTAACCGGGCGCACGAGCGAGACGAGCGGATCGACGGGCGTCAGCGTGCCGCTGGGACCAAGCGTGGCGCTCAGCGCGTTGGGCTGCCATTCGACCACTTGGTCGATGGTCGAGAACACCGACAGGCGCTCAATCGACCACGATTCAATCATCTGATTGAGCGCCGACAGCGCGTCCTGCGACGTTTCAGCGGAAGGCGTTTCACCTTCCGCCAAAACGCCGAGAAGTCGGAGGGCTCCGTTAATCTGATCGGCTGCCGTCGTCATGGGGCGCGGGTTCCTGCGTTGCGGGCGGGCGGCCCCGACGCCGGGACGTCAGGCCGTTGACAACCGGAGGCTTGGCCGGTTCGGCAGGATCATACCTGACCCAACCGTTTCCTTCATCATAAATCGCTTCCGCTTCCATGGTCGCGATCTTGGTTCCGTGAACCGGATGCCGAAGGTAAATCATAAATCACCAAGGAGTAGGGGCGGCCCGAAGGCCGCCCACAGGGTCAGGAGATGCGGTAGCACGTCCAAGCGCCGTCGCCCGTCTTGCGAGCGCGGAAGTGGCCGGACGAGGCCGCCGCGACAGCCGCCGCGCCAACAATCGTCCAGCCCGTGCCCGCAACGAGCGTCGCCGCGTGGGTCGCCGCCGTCGTGTTGACGATGTAAAAGTCGAAGGCGCTGTCGACCTTGGCGTTGTTCACCAGCGCTTCAGTCAGAGCGACCGTAGGGAGCGTGATGTTGACCGCGCCGGAGAGCGAGGTCGTGACAATGCCGTTGACAAGCTCAGCAGCGGTCAGCGTGGCCGCCGCCGTCTTGGCGACCGGAGCGCCCTGCGTCCCGAGAACGACTTCGTTGACGTTACCGTCGCCAAACTGACGACCGCCACCAACAGAGGGGATAGGCATGGTTCGTATCCTTTAAAAGAGGGAAAAGCCCCCGGCGTTAGCCGAGGGCGAAGACGCGGTTAGCCCCACATGCGGACGGCCATCTGCGGACGGATCACTCCGTAGCCGTAGAGGACGTCGATGCGGCAAGGCATACGGTCGTTGTTAATGTCGTACTGACGCACAACGCGCAGCGAGATGCCGTTGTGAACCTGACGCGAAGCCATGTCGACGCCCTGCGGAAGCAGGAGGTCCGCCGTCGCGAAGGTGATCGCGTCCTTGTGGTAGATGAGGTTCTGAGCGAACGAGCCAGAGGCCGCGCCGAGGAACGTCACCGCCGCATTGTCAGCCGGGAACGAGTTAACCGTCGCCAGCGGGTGCGAAGAGGTGTAGATCGCCGGGCTGATCTTGATATCAGTCCAAGCGCCGCTGGAGGCCGTGTTGGCTTCGGTAACGACGAACTGCTGGAGCGCGCCGGTCGACTCGCGGGTCTGCGGGTTGACAGCGAACACGCCAGCGATGGTGAACACGTCGCCCACGTTGACGGTGGCCGCGCCGGTGCCGCCGTCGAGGCTAATGGTCGACTGACCCTGAGTCGAGACAGCGCCGTTGACGAGGATCGTGTCGGAGGTCGAGCGGGTGCCGGTCGTGTGGGTCTTGATCGACTGCGACATGCTGATTTCTTCATAGCCCAGCACTCCCGTTCCCATCAGGCCGTTCTTGAACTGGCGGGAAATGACGTCCGTGGGGTTGAAGAGGCCCTTCAGGCCCTCGACCAGACCGGCGTTAGCAGCCGGGTTGACCGTCGCATAGCGCGGCGACATGACGGCGGCGTTCTCGTTGAGCTTCTGCTGAGCCTGAAGCAGGACGAGCGACGTCGCAGGCGTGGTGCCCGGCGTGCCGACCGAGTTGTAGATCGACTTGAACGAGTTGGCGACGTCGGCGTCGATGCTGGCGGCGAGCTGCGAGATACGCGGCTTGAGAACGCGCTCAGCGAAATCGTCGAGCTGCATGGTAAGCTCGGCGGAGGTGAAGTTGACGCCGATGTGCTTCTGCGAGGCGACGGTGAGCGTGGTGTACTGCTCGTTGTCGTCCTGCACCTGAAGCGCCGCGCCGTCGGTGACCAGAGCGCGGTCGGGCAGACGGATGCGCAGGGTCGAGCCGATCTTCGCGCCTTCGACGGCGAACGAATCGTCGTACTGGCGGTTGACGGTGCGGGTCAGAACGAGGTTGTTCTCGAGGATCTCGAGGGCTTTCCTCGTGATCATGTCAATCGTAAGAAGCGAATTTGCCACTTAGGTATTCCTTTGTGCCGTTAGCGACGTTGCGCTTCCAGCCGCTTGATCTGTCGCAGCCTCTCGGCTTCGATCCATTCCGACGTGCTCATCGTCTTGATGGAGCGGGGATCGGTGGTGTCGTAGGCCGGAGCCCCGGCGGAACGGGACGCCGCGATAGGCGCAATCGGCGGGGGAGCCGTGGATGTTTTCTTGACCGGCGGATTGGTGGCGAGCTTCGCCTCAATCTTACCGATCTCTCGCGCCTGCAAGATGGGCGTCAGGGCGGCGATGCGAGCGGCTTCCTTCGGGTTGGACCCCAGCCAATAGATGACGTCTGGTCCGATCTCGGATGCCTGTATCGTCTGGGCCATCACCTCGGTGACAGGAAGGGCGGGGTTGTAAGCCACCTGCTCGAAGTCGTCGTAACGGCTGCGAGCGTCTTCTTCCTTTTCGTGGTACTGGTCCAGAAGCGCGGCTTGCTGTTTGGCGGCTTCTCGCTGGGCCAACAATTCCTTGGCTTTTGCTTCCGCCAACGCCTCGGCGTAAGCGGTCGCGCTCTCGAAATCGTTGGCGTCCGGCGGGGCGACAGGGGCTTTCGCCGCCTGAATGTCCGCTAAACGCTGGGCCTGCTCACGCTCCCATTTACGCTGCTCTCTGGCGAGGCGCTTACCGACAATCGCGTCAAGCTCTTCCTGCGTGAAAGTCTTGGGCGCTTCTGTCGTAGAACCTTCCGGCGCGGATACATCGGGCTCAGGCGCAGCCGTTACGGCCTGATCCGGCGCGGGCGTGCCCGCTTCATTGACAAGAGCTTCATCGCTCATATACGCTTTTCCTTTCGGACCTGATGAACCGCATCAGTACGGACATAGACAATACAACACAATCTTAAGCGTAGTCAAATGACTTGACTTTACGCAAACCTCGTCACGCCTTCAGGGTAGTCGGTGGGCTCTTCCGCGTCCGACCGCCAGACGATCTCAACGCCGGGCTGGTCAGCAGGCAGCGGAGCGTCACCATTCCAGCGCAGAGCCGCCCAATATTCGTCCGTGACGATGTTGCCGTCCACATCGACGTAGGAGCGGAAGCCCTGATCGGCGAGCGCCCAGCCGCCAGCATCGGGGAAGACGCCCTGCGTGGTGAGCGTCTCCGTCTCGGGATCGTAGATCTTGAGCGCCGTGTAGGCGGCGTACATGGTGTCCTTGTCGGACGACCGCAAAACAAAGTCAGTCATCGAGGTTCGTCCTCTGGAAGATCAATCTTACGGATCGGCTCAAAGTCCAATTCGTAGGGAAACTCATCGCCGCAGCGCCACCAGCCGCGCCCGTACTCGTCTTCGTAATACTGACAGACGAGATAGTTCCCGTGGTAGACGTCCAGGACGATCCAGTATTCCCCGTGTTTGGGTTGCTTCTCGTTCCCGCTCATTGTGTAAGTCTCTGAAGCTGCGCGTTGCTTAGGCGCTGGCGATAATAGGTGATGGACTTGATCCAGCCGTTCCACGCAAGCGAAGTGTTGCCGTTGCCAATCTGAAGCTGATTGACGGTTGGCACAGCAGATTGTGGAGTGACCGAAATTCCGGTGCCTGCAAATGCTGCACCCTGATCGGATGCTTTATATGCAAACCCCAACTTATTGAATATGTTGGCAGGCCATGAGCCACCGGATGCCGAATAGTTCCCAGACGAGCTTACGTACCGAACAAGCGGCGTAAGGAGATCGTTCCTGAGAACAATTCTGTTGCTGGAGGTTCCGTCATCAACGCCCATAATCGCAGGCGTTGTTGCAGACCCTTCAACAGCACCGTCAGCAATAAACGTCCCCTCGCTCTGGTTGTACCACGAGGAGAAATTCGTGCCCGTCATGGACGCTAGGTCAGCCGCACGCGCAACGGAGGACGCAGCAGTCGGTATGTAGCTCGTGGCGAAGGAGCCTGCTTCAAGCTGCAAGCCCCAAGCGTACCAAGTCTGTGATGTTCCCGTGTAGGAATTGCCAACGGTGCTTCCAACATTCGGAGCAGTCGACACGTTGGACCCGGCAAGAACGGCATTGCCTGTGACATTTGCGAACGTAAGCCAAGTCAGCCAGATGCGATATATGCCGTTACCCACGTTCTGGTATCCGGACGAAATGACATTTGCCGTCGCGTTTATCGCAAGAGTTTGCGTATCGAAGGTGATCCACGGGTACGTGCTTGCAGCGGTGTTTTCCCCGCGCAATGAAATATAGCGTTGAGTGCCGGGCTTTACGAACACACTGACGGTATAAGTCACACCGGCAGTCAACGACATTCCGGTGCCGAAGAAATAGTGCGATCCAGTCGATGTGTCTTCCGTGATGAAGTTAAGGGAATTTGAAACTCCGTCCGGCCCTGTTCCAGACCGAGTTATAGAAAGCCCGCCCTTGATGTAACTGGAAGTTGTGAAGTCCCCAGAGTTGACGGCTAGGTTCGTCCGCGCCTCTTCGGTCAGCAGGCCCTTCGGCTGCAAGGTGACCGGATCGTAATCAAAGCGCGGGCCGTAATACGCGGCGCTCGTCGTCGGATTGTACGGGCCGGGGGTCGTCTGGTAGGTGACGGCTTCGAGTTGCGCCCAGCACCATTCAATGCCCTGACCGACAGCGCCTGAAAGGTAAAAACCGCCGCCGTTTGCGCTTGTAGATAGTTGGGTGGCTTTGAAATAGATCCTTTGCCACTCAGTTGTCAGCGTAACCGTTGATCCGGTCTGCCAAGTGCTGCCATCGAAAATTGCGGGCTTGAGCGTCGAGGGATTGTTTCCGAAAGACCGGACCCATGCGCTGACAATGTAATTCGTCCCGCCAATAAGCGTGACACCCATTCGCGGGTAAAAATTGCCCGGAGATGCCAGCGTTATACGGTTGACTTGGCCCTGCGATCCGTCAGGAAGCGTTCCGGTCGAATTAGAGAATGTCGTTCCATCGACGACCCATTGCCCAGCGGCTTGCTTGCTTCCGTCATTGCTCCACAAACCTAGATTATTCGGCGCATACGTCAGCTTGCCGGTGCTGTCGTAATACGTCGCGTTGGAATTGCGCGAGAAGGTGACGCCCTTAGCCGCCAGCTCCGCGCCGGAGGTCATATTGGCGAAGTTGAGGTTCAGCGACGGCCCGCCCTGCGAGCGGACATGCGGCCCACGGCCAGCCTCATAAAAATAAGGCAGCTTGCGGAACGACGCGCGGCGATTGAAGGGCGGGAACAGAGCGGTCATGCGTAATAGCTGATGTTCAGAGTTGCGCTGGCGGCCTGCTGGATGAACCGGATGCGGCTCAGATCGCCGTCGTAGTTCAGGCTTTCACCGACCGCGACCGGCATCCCGACGCTGGACGTCGGAGCCACGCCGTCGTCACGCCAGCGCACAGCCTGCGATTCCGGGGTGATAAGCGCCATCGTCGCGCCGGTCGGGACCGTCAGCGCCGTAGAAGCGGACAGAGAGGTGATCTGCTGGTAACCCAAGCAAACAGTGGTTGATTTCAGGCCCATGGTCGCCTCACGCCAGATATTTGAGCTTGTACAGAGTAGTGTAGTACAGCCCAAGGATTTCGTCGATGATGTTCTGGAGCGGCGTGCAGTCCTTATCGACCACCTTATACCGCATCTCTTCCAAGTCTTCGGCTTGACCTTCCAAAAACTCGATGATGTTGTTGGTCTTTTCAGCCGACATGAGCGAAATCGGCCCAATCAGGCCGTATTTGCCCTGATAAGCCTCAGCAAACTTGTCCGCAAGGTCGATCACGCCGTCATAGAAGCCGCCCAAGGCGCTGTGTTTGGCGAACGAACGGGTGTTCAGATGGACCGAATGGGCCACATCGCGCGCCAAGAACATCTTTCCGATAAAATCCGCGCATTTCATTGCGGAAGACCCTCCAGCGGCGGTTCAAACGGCAGTTGCGGCATTTCTTCGCCCATCTGCATAGGCATCTGGCGGGCGGGCGCGCCACCCGGCACGATGTCGCCCGTGTCCATCGCCGCCGCAATCGTGCCCATCACGATGTCTTGCACCTGCTCGGGCGTCATGCCCGCCTGAACGGCGGAAATGCGTTTCGTCTCGGCGTCATACGCTTTGATCTGCACTTCCTGCTGCTTCAGCGACGTTTCGATGCCGTTGACGGCCTCAACCATGCGGTTAAGCTCCTGCGTCAGCGCGTCGATCTGCATCTTGGCGGCCTGCATTTCCGCCGAATCGTCGGAACCTTCCAGAACCTTCGGGTCAATGATCTTGGCGAACCGCTTCGCCATCTCCTGCGCGCCCGGCCAATCCATGTTCTTGATGAACAGATCGCCCGCCACCGTCCAAAGCTGCGGATTGGACTGAAGCAGCATGGACATGGCGTCAAGGGCTTCTTGACGCTTGGTCATGTAGCCCGGCCCGGTGGTGACGCAGACGTCGTACAGGCCCACGCTGGGGTTGTAGATTTTCTCAATCACCAGCATCGGGTTGTTCGGGTCGCGGATCTCCTTGACCGGCTCCGGCTGCATCGGGTTAATCTTGACCATGCCGACTTCGCCGTCGACGCCGACGATGCGCGCGACGCGCTCGGTGTCGTAAATCTTCGGGATCATGTCCACGAGCTGCCGCGTGACGTAGCGCACGGCGCGGGCGAGATTGTCGACGTAATGGTACGTGCCCGTATCGCCCTGCTTTTCACGGGCCAAGATGGCGCGGCCAGACCGCTCGTTGCTGGCCGCCCCGAGAGAACTGTCGTACTGACCCGTGGTCGACTTGATGTCGTCCGCCGCGCCCAGTTTGGCCTGAATGAGGCCCGTCTGCGGCAGAGGCGGCGCAGCGCGCTGCGGCAGCGGGAGAGGATTGCCAAGACCATCGGTAGCGTCGGCGTTGACCTCCAGATACGGCCAATTGGTCGTGTTGGCCGTCTTCCACTGCATCTCGTAGCCCTCGAACTGGCCGCCATAGCCAATGAACGGGGCTTTCGGGGCCAGCGCGAGCATTTCTGCTTCCTGACTGACCCAGTAGTTGTACATGCGCTGCGCATCCTTGGCGTTGCGCACCAGACCGGACACGTAAATCTGTCCGTCGACCTCGAACTCGTTGCCGATGACGCGGACGACCGGAATCCAGCGCCCGGCCCAGTCCCGCTCCTCAAGGATCTCGAACCCGTTAGTTTTGATCCACTTGACCTGACGGCGGTCGACGGGGCGGCTGCGCAGAGGCTTGCCAAACTGCGCCTTGAGCTGACGGTCCTGCGGCGTGTCGGCGTAAGCCGTGATGTTGCCGGGGTACAGGTTCAGCGTCGTGCGCTTGTATTCGTAGTAGAAATACTCAGCAATCCGTACCGTGTCTTCGGACAGCCACTGGCTCGTACTCTGGTCGCCCACGCCCTGCGACATCAGCGAGCTGACCGGCGCGGCGTCTGGGAACATCCGCTCGTACTCGGCCTTGGTCAGGTCCTCGGTGATAAAGCACCATTTGGCGTCCGCGCCGCACGGGTCCTGAATGGTCGGGTCCATGTAGACTGAGAACGAGTTGCGCACCCGCCCAATCTTCAAGTCCTGATCGAAGCTGTCGTCGCGGGTGTACTCCGTCAGAATGCGGATGTAGCCCTCGCCGTAAGTGACCTGATTGTCGCAAGCCGTGTCGTAGGCGACGTCAGCGTCCGAAATGTACTCGATGTGCTTGATCATCCCGTCGAAGATTTCCGCCACGCGGATGTCCGCGCGGTCGTCGGCGGGGATGACCTTGCCCGTGGGCCGGTTCTGACGCTGCTCGTTGGTGACCTGCCGGACGTGCTGCGGCAGCTTGTTGATGGTCAGGCAGGGCCGGGCGTTGATCGTCTGCCCCTGCACCGAGCCGCGCGTCTGTAGGACGTCGGCGGGCCACTGCCACTGATTGTCAGGGCTGCCCGCCATGAAGCGCAGGTCGTCCAGCTCGTCTTCGCGGCTGTCCGAATAGGCGGCCATCGCCATCGTGAAGCGCGCCCGCATGGTGGCGAGGCGGTCGTCCTTGTTGTCCGATACCTTACCGGCGGCGGTGACGTCCTTAGCCATTACTTGCCTTTGCGGCTGCTGGAGGCCGCCTTCTTGGCGGCGTCGCGCTTGACGTTGTAGGCAATGGCGACCGCCTGCTTCTGAGGCTTGCCAGCGGCCATTTCCGTCTTGACGTTCTTACGAAAGGCGTTTTTGCTGGTGGACTTGACGAGAGGCATCAGGAAGCCATCCAAGAAGTCGGAATTCCAGCCGGAGAGTAACCTTTGCTGTTGCGGGTGTCAACGCGGGCCTCTCGGTGCGCCACAGGGAAGGCGAATGTCACGGCTATGGCGTCGGCGGCGTCGGGCGAGGCCAGCCCTCGGGCTTTCATGTCCTTCTTGCTCTCCAAGAAGATCGTCCCTTTCGAATCCGGCTTCATCAGCGGCCCGACCAGATCGTTTTTCAAGAACCTATCCTCGGGCAGGCTCGCCGTCTTGAGCCACTCCCGCATGGCGCCCCACATTTCGGCCCGCTTGTTGCCCCACATCAGCGGATTGCGCGACTTGGCCCCGAAGTTGACGCCCCTGATCTTGTACCGCTGCTCCTTGAGCCGGTCGACGACGCCCGCGCCCAGTCCGCCCTCGTCGATGACCACCAGCGCTGGCTTGAATTCCTCGATGGCGTCGATGACCCGTCCGACCGTCTCCATCGTGTCGTCGCCCCGGTGCTTGCGTATGGCGATGACGTCGCGGCCTTGCCGCACGGCGATGACGGTCGCGTCCGCCCCGAAGCGCGCCGGGTCGACGCCGATGACGATGGGGGCGCTGTAGTCCTTCCAGCGCGGGCGGCGCATGGCGTCGTCGACCAGATGCGCTCCGATGAACTGATCGTCGGAGGCGTTGGGAAACTGACCGTAGACCTCGACGTGCGCTTGGCTGCTGTCGGGGCCGTATTCGTCGATGATGCGCTGGTAAACCGCCTTGTCCGTCCCCTCGACCGCGCGGGCGTCGACCATCTTGGTCCGCCAGAAGTCCCGTTTCGAGTGGTGCGTCTCGTAGAAGTAGCCGCTGTTGCGGCGCGGGTTGGAGAAAGCCAGATGGAAGCGGTGTGGCGTGTTCTCGGTGAAGAACCCGTCGCTGACCGCCCAGATGGCGTCGTCGATGCCGCTCGCCTCGTCGAAGATCAGCATCACGCCGTCGAAGTTGTGGACGCCCGCGTAAGCGTCGGGGTTCTCGGCGCTCCAGAGACGCCCCTCGATGCCCCAGTAGCGCGTGCCCTTGCGCAAGTCCTTCTCGACCAGTTCCGTCATCCATTTGGCGGGCATGACGCGGGTGGCGCTGACCTCGAACCAATGACTGTTCAGGCTCATGCTGAGCCATTTGGTGATTTCCGCCCACGTCACCGAGCGGAGCTGCGCCTCGGAGTTGGCCGACACGATGGTGGTCGAACCGATGCGCGTCGACAGCATCCATAGCACCAGCCAGCTCACTAGCGCCGACTTGCCGATGCCGCGCCCGGACGATACCGACATGCGAAACGTGTCGAAGTCGACCTTGCCGTTGTTCTGCTTGATGTGGTCCGCCAGCTCTGTCAGCACCTCGCGCTGCCATTTGCGCGGGCCGGTAAAGTGTTCGAGCGGCGTGTCCTTCTGCCCCCACGGGAAGTTCATCAGGACGAAGTTAAGCGGATTGTCCTTGATCGCCGGAGCCCACAGCCGCGCCATCAACTCCATTTCGTCGCTGGGTGAGTATATTGGCGTCTGCACCCGGATTGTCCTCCAAGACCTTGTACGCGCCGTCGATGACGCGCTGTTGCGCCAGATCGAGCGCGTGCTTGATTGAGATCGTCTGTTCGACGCTGACTTCGACGGCCTGTTTGGCGACCCAGCCGTGAGCGTGCTTCAGAATCTCCAGCGCCGCTTTGGCGTCGCCGCCGCGCGCCGCTTCATGCAGCAGGCCGGACAGCTCCATCTCGCCGTCCGCGCGGCCCTTCAGTTCAGCCAATTCCGCCAGCGGGTCAAACTGGACAAGCTGCCGGTATTCGGACGGCAGCAGGCCCGCCGCGAGCGCCAGCGCGTCGCCCTTCAGACCGTTTCGCGCGGCCTGATAGATGGCGTCCAACCGCGCCTCGGTTGCGCGGAGCTTACGCGGTTCGTGAGGAAGCGAAGCCCAAGTCATAGCGCGACTATACGTCAAGCATTGTTTGACGGCAAGTTGGGGGCTGTTGCAATAAATTGTTTGGCGTTTGCGTTTGGCCGTAAAATAAAAATTTTTTGTGTGAACGCTGCGTTGTCGTTGACCGGTCAGCCGGGTCCCCCTCCCCCCGTGCCCGGCGCGGCCGGATGCAGCTGTATGCAGCTGGATGCAGTTGGATGCGTTTGTATACAAACGGACGCGGCTAAGCCGCCCCGGTCAGGGGAGGCTCGCCAGCGGGGAGAGGAAGTTGAGCAGGTAGACGAAGGCGCCAAGGGCGAGGAAGAGGCCGGAGAAGGCGAAGAGGATCGAGGACATTGGGTTGGCTCCAGTTCGTGTTGGCATGATCGTTATGCCACGGCCGCCAAAGGCTGTCAAACATTTTTTTGCAAGCCGCCAAACTTTTTTGAGCGTCTCAAGCGAGCTGGATTTTAGCGCGCGGCGAAACGCGCAGCATGTGGATTAGCGCGCCAGTTTGCGCTTGGACGTACGCGACGCCTTTAGGCGAGCGCATATCGACGCAAACGCTAGCTGGCAGATGAGGGCGCGCGGCGACGACAATAGACGCCAATTGCGGCTTGGTGAGCCAGCCGCGCACAAGCAAGGGCGCGAGCGCGTCGGTGAGTTCGGAGGCATTGGCGAAAGCGCGCGGTGGCAGGATGGTTTGCTGTTTTGGCATGTAAACCCCAGAATGAGCGAAAGATTGCCTACTACCGTAATATCTCATAGATCCTGAGCTTTTTCAAGCAGAAAAGCGTTAGATTTGGGGTTTTAGGCAGTCGGATTGCCTAAGCTAAGTGTTTGTTTTCTATGAGGTTTGGGGCGCGGGAGGGGGAGTTAGGCAATTTAGGCATAGGGGTTGAACTTGACCCCTCGCTTCGCGGGGAGATTGCGCGGGCCCGGCGGAGCTATTACATACATTAGCATTTACTAATATATTACAAATTTATCTAAATCATACTTCCACTACCTAAAATACCTAAACCTCGACAAACCCCCGCGCAATCAGGCACTTACGCCTAGGCAATCCCGCCGCGTTTCATGACAATCCGCTACCTAACGCTACCTAAAAACATGCCCAACTGCGCCGCTTAGGCATTCTAGGCAACCGCTTTTGCGACTGCCCAAAATGCCTAACTCGACTGGCGCGCGTTTTCGGCGCAATCGAGGGGTGACAGCTTTTGTCACCCCTGCCAGCGCGCCAGTTGAGCTTGGGCATTTTAGGCAATGGCTTTCCAGGTTGCCCAAACTGCCCATAATCCTGCGCGCGCACAGGCGCGCCCGCGCGCGTCAAAAATTTTTTGATTTTCTGCAAGAAAAGTCTTTACAAGATCCACAGGCTCGCTTATGTTCATGTTCATGGGCGGCGGCGCTAACGACCGCGCTCACAACCGAAGGAGCCGAATCAATGACCGCCACGCAAAAGCTTGAGGCCGCAATCGCCGCGCACCCCGTCCTAACTAGCTACGCATTCTTCTACCGTGCGCTGGGCCTGACTGACGCGCAGATCGTCGCGAAGTTCAGTCTGGATTAACCGGCCCCAGAGGCGGGCGCTAAACGTCGCCCGCCTCAACATTCCGCTTGACTGTGCAAAACAATTCCTTACATTACCCACAGAACGCAAATCAACCGGAGCACCGTTAATGCCTGATTTTTCCGACTTTCTCGACGCCTTAACCGCTATCGCGCTTGTCGCGGGCGTTTACGTCGCCTCTGTCATTTTCCTTTCCTAAGCATCGACCCTAACCCTAACTGGAGCCAAAACCATGACCGCTATCTTCAACGTTTCGCTTGATCTTAACGCTCTTCAGGCCGTCGCTTGCGCCGCCTCTGGCGAAGAAACCCGGTACTATCCCAAAGGTGTGTTTCTGGAGTTCTCTCCGACGCACGTTCACATGACCGCAACGGACGGACACAAGCTCATCACCTTGCGCCAGCCCTATCAGGATGGCGACGCACCGCGCATCGAGGCCGATACGCTCCCGGCGCCCGTGATCGTCCCAGCGGAACTTATCGCCAAGCTTAAGCTACCTAAGTGGGCGCATTATTTTTTTGTCACACTGACGGTCGACGGAATGCGTCTCACGTTCAACTGTGGCGACGCTATCGTTGGCGGAACGGCGATTGACGCGACGTATCCGGCTTATCGCAACATTCTGCCGCAATCCGTGTCGGGCGCCACAAGCCAGTTCAACGCTAGTCATCTGGCTGTCTTCGCCAAGGCTAGAAAGATTTTGGGCGCTGAGAAAGACAACGTTGGCCAGATCATTGTGCAGCATAACGGCGAGTCGCCCGCGCCCGTCAATTTCGCGTGGGGCACGGGTTATGAGGCTGTCGGCGTCTTGATGCCGTTTTGCCTCAAAGCGCGCGAAGATGAAGCGCGCCAGCACATTGTCAATTGGGCCGTTGCGCCTCTGTCGTCGCCTATGGTCCACGACGAAACGGAACAATCGGCTTAACCCCGACGCATTAAGGCCGCCTCGATCAACGGGGCGGCTCATAATGCGCCCGCGCACCGCCGTCGCAGACAACCGAACAAGAGCCAAAACCATGCTTGACGACATCCGCCTAACCAAACACGAACGCGACCAAATCAACAAAACTTTTAACTCGCTGGAAGCGTTCACGCGCTCGCGTTATGAGCTGGATCACTGGGCGCAACAAGAACGCAAGGGTTACGGTAACGTTCACGACAAGGTTCCGCTGATCGTCGCGCGCGCCCTGTGCCTCAAATGGTTCCTGTATGGCGCGACGAACCCGGACACGCTGCTGCGCGACGCCTACGCCTTGCGCCCTGCCGCCGTCTACATGACAGGCCTTGGCGCTTGCGCCGCGCATGGCGGCCTGATCGCCGTCGACGTCCTCGAAGACATTCGCGCGGCTTGTGCGGCCTACGTGGCTGCATTCGACGCCCTGCACCAACGTGACTTGGCCACCTTGCGCGCCGCGTCTATGGCCGTGGCGGGGCCGCACTAATGTTCGAGCTTATGCTGCTTTTGTTTCTGTTTCCGATTGCGCTGCTCGCTACAATCGGAGGCGTCGCACTATGGGGAAAGATGCGAAATGACGACTCAGACAAATCCAATCGAAACGGTTAAGCGCAAGGACGGCTCGCGTGGCGTCTACTACTTCGGACGCAAGGTGGGCGACTACGCTCGCGTCGCCTACCTGCCGGACGGCTCGCGTCGCTGGCGCGGCGTGAGCGTGCACGGCCATGTTGTCTACGGATGGTCCGAAAACACCGTCCGCGCGGCGCTCATGGGGGCGTATCACTAATGAGCCAGAACGACCAAACCGATTTGGCCGCGCACTATAAGGCCGTTCGGGCTCGCCTTACGGCGGGTCGCGCGCCAACGCCTGCGCAGGCGCCCGCGCCGCAACCCGTCAAGGCTAGACCGGCCCCGACGGCTCGCATGAGCGTGCCGGCGGACGTCGCCAAGGCGCTGAAGCTTCCAGCCGTCGTGCTGGCGAAACCCGGCGCTAATCGGCCAGAGGATGAGCCTGACGGACCGCCGCTCGCCAAGGTCCGGCGCATCGTCGTGCCGGTCCTGAAGGCGCACGGCGTCACATGGGACCAGATTATCGACCGTCGCCGTCCTCGCAACCTGATACCGGCTCGGCTCGCCGTCTACGCGGCGCTGCACAATGCCGGGTATTCCCTCGCCAGCATCGGCCGGTTCTGCAAACGCGACCATACGACCGTCCTTTACTACCTCTGCAAATGGGGCGGCTACAAGCGCGCCTCCCGTCCTGACCCGTACAAGGTGACCCTATGACTGACGCAATCGAAACCATCCTCGCTGAACGCAACGGCACCCATGGCGACTACGCCGACCATGCCGCGATCACGCAACACCTGAAGGCCGTGATGCGCTCGAATGTAGGCTGGCTCCGGCTGAACGACATGCAGGCGGAAAGCCTCGAGATGATCGCGCACAAGATCGGGCGCATCCTTGCCGGTAAGCCGGACTTCGAGGACCATTGGACCGACATTGCCGGATATGCCCGGCTTGTGTCGCAGCGGCTTGCCCCGCCTGCGATCCAGCTTCGCATCCCGTCCGTCGACGCTGACAAGCTCACGATGGCGCTCGCGAAAGACCTGCAAGAAGCCGTGCAGGAGCGCGCCAGCGCAAACGAAACAACCGAAACGGCCCCGGCGCCCGAGCCCAAGGGGCGCAAGGCCAAGGACGCTCCGGCGCCCGCGCCCGAGACTGTCGCCAATGCAAACCCGGAGGCCGCTGCATGATCCGGTTTCTCGTGATCCTCTGGCAAGCCTATCAACGTGAACGGGGACGCTATGGACGCTGACCTTTACCTGTCGATCCTCAAGCGCAGGTTGAAGAATGACAGTTCAACCCTGATCCCGCTCAACCGGATTGTCGTGGCGCAGATCGTCGAAATGATCGAACAGGCGCAGGCGCGACACGACGAGTTGCGCGAAATTTTGCGGGTCTATGCCTGCGATTGCAAAGAAACGTGTAGCGAAGATCACCGTAAAGAGTATTATTGTGGGGCAGGCGCGCGAAGCGCCGTTGAAGGAGGGGCATAACATGGCGAACGAATACGAATACGTCGACGAATATCTCGACATTCTGACCGTCGACAGCATGACGACCAAGCGCGGCAAGCCCGCCGTTCTCGTCGCCTGCAAGTCTGGCGCGAGCGAGACAACCGTGATCGTCCCGGTGGCTGAACTGCCGTGCCTGATCGAGACGCTTCAGTGCTTGTACGACGATGAGGCGATCACGCCCGCCAAGCCTGATTTGTTGACGCGCTACATGACGGAAGCGGCGCAGCATCGTAAGGCCGTCGACGGCTTGCGCGAACAGGTCCTCCGGTTGGAGGCCGCGCTGCAAGCCGTTGCTGACCGCGCCGAATGGCCGTGGCACGCGCTCGCCCGCTCCGCAATGCAGGGAGACATGCAATGATCAGCAAGGACAAAACCTACCGCACCCGCGACGGACGCGAAATGCGAATTTACGCGACGGATGCGGGCGGGGATTGCCCCATTCATGGAGCCGTCAAAAACCATGACGGGTGGGAGATTTGCTCTTGGAAGACCAATGGGGAAGTGGAAGACGGCGCTGCATCAAGCTACGACCTTATCGAAGTCAAACCGCGCATCAAGCGGACGGTGTGGTTGAACCTTGTGAAAGACGCTTACGGTGAAATTGTTGTCAGCACTTATAGGTCAAAAGAAGAAGCTGACCGTCATCATTATGATCGTCGTATCGCCTGCGTGAAAGTCGAGATTGATTGCGAAGAGGGAGAAGAGCAATGACTAACAACATCGCGGCGCGGCTGCGCGCGTTTGAGGCATGGCTGCGCGACCCGCGCGGCGAGCCATTGATGCTCACATCGGACCTGTTTGACGAAGCCGCCGACGAGATTGAACGGCTGCGGGCGGCGCTGCGGGAAGCAATGGACGACACGCCGGGTTGGTACGACATCGCCCGCGCGGCGCTCGCAGGGGGCAACGATGCCTGAAGGAGACAGCAAAATGGAAAACTTTATCATCAATGGAATTGAATACACGCCTGTCAAAAAGGTGACAGGAACACGCGCTGTTGTCGTGGTTGATCGTGGCTGGATTTTCGCGGGCGACGTGACCCGCGAGAACGGGCGCATTCGTCTTTCCAATGCTTTGCATGTCTTCAAATGGGAGTCGGTCGGCTTCGCTGGGATGATCGCCGACACGAAGAAGGCCAAGGCTGATCTTCGCCCAGTTGCGGATGTGGACATCCCTGAAGGGGCGGAAGTGTTCTGCGTTCCCGTGCCGGACGGGTGGGGGCTGTGATGCCCCTTATTTTTAGGCCGGTCAACTTCGGCTACGGCTACGGCTCCGGC